ATAAAGCAGGAAGCCTAAACAGGTTATTGGTCGAGTTGGCAATTGCCACAAAGATACCAATGAGTGAATGGGTTGATGCGGACGACATATTAACAGCGATCGAGATATTGGAGGCGAGAAATGGCAGTTAGCACCGAACCTTCAATTTTCTTTTCTAAGAAAGAACTTAATCAACTTTCAAGAGTTTTCCGCAGCATGGATGATATTGCAAAAAATGAAGCTAAAAGAAAAATCCAAGAATTGGTTGGGAAGCAATTATCCGCTATTAGAGCCATTGCAAGATCAAGAGGCAAAGTAGCACAAAGAGTTGCGGATGGTGGACAAATCAAAAAGTCATCATTGCAAGGTGAATTAAAATTTGGTTTTGCTTCTCAAAGATTTTCAGGTGGCGCAACAACTCAATTCAATAATCGCAACGATGCCAAAGGTAATCGTAAAGGTATTGGCGCAGGTGCAGAGTTTGGATCTAGCAATTACCCACAGTTTCCAAGATGGTCTGGTCCAATGCCAAAAGGTCCGGGGTCAAGAGGTTGGTTTATTTATCCAGCAATCAGAGCATCTCAACCGGAAATCATTAAAGAGTTTGAGGAAATTATTAGCGATATTGTAAAGGAATGGTCTGATGGCAGCCAATAGCAATAGAGCTTTAACCCTTTCAATTGTTGCCGACATTGACAGTCTGCAAAAAGGATTAAAAAAAGCAGATACTGAAATTGAAACTTTTGGCAGTAAGGTCACCGCATTTGGAAAAAAGGCTGCTGCTGCATTTGCAGTCGCTGCTGCTGCTGCGGTTGCCTATGGCACTAAATTAGCCGTTGATGGGGTTAAATCAGCCATTGAGGATGAGGCTGCACAGTTAAGGTTAGCTGCTGCTCTACGCACCGCCACAGGGGCAACTGATGACCAAATAAAGGCAACCGAGGCTTATATTCTCCAGACATCTTTGGCAACCGGTGTGGCTGATGATCAATTGCGTCCAGCCTTGCAACGCTTAGCCGTTTCCACAAAAGATACTGACGAAGCCCAAAAATTATTAAACCTATCTTTGGACATTGCTAAGGGTCGAGGCTTAGCACTTGAAACTGTTGCCAATGCCTTGGGCAGGGCTCAGGATGGCAATACCACAGCTCTAGGCAGATTAGGACTTGGATTATCTAAAGCAGAATTATCAACCTTATCTTTTACTCAGGTTCAAGAAAGATTATCTGATCTTTATGGTGGAGCAGCAGCTGCTAATGCAGAAACATTCCAAGGAAAGATTGATCGCTTAAAAGTAGGATTTGATGAAGCCAAAGAATCTTTGGGTGCTGCATTACTTCCAGCGGTTGAACAGTTTATTACTTTTCTTAATACCACAGGTATTCCAGCATTAAATGCGTTCATTGCAGGATTGACTGGCGATGAAGGATTAAGTTCAGGGCTAGCACAAAGCCAAAAAGGTGCTGAAACATTTGGCAAGGCAATTGCTGGACTTGCAGACATATTAAAAGGATTTATTAATTTCGTTCGTGAGGTAGTCGGTGGATTAACTGAACTAGCCAATCAAGCAATTCGATTTATTAACATTGCTAAACCAGGAGCAGATATTGGTTATATTCCAAATGTTTCTCCAAGTGCAAGTCAGGCAGGAATGTTAGGGGCTGCACCATTGCCAGCAGTTCCAGCAAACACTAGAGAAAATCGAGTAGCAACAGTTACCAACATTACAGTTCAAGCCGTAGATTCCGAGGGTGCTGCAAGAGCAGTCGCTAAGGTGATTAATCAGAGTTCATCAAGATCAGTTCCACAGCTGTATAACAGCGGCATCACTAGAGCGAGATAATGTCAGTCTTTACGCCTGAATATAAACTGAGCATCAATGGTGTGGAATACACCGATGTTGCTATTTCTGATATAGCCCATCAAGCAGGGCGTGAGGATATTTACGCACAACCAACTCCATCTTATATTCAAATCGCATTAGTGGCTTTGAATAATGAAAACTACAATTTCCAAATCAATGACGGAATAGCATTACAGGTTAAAGATAGCACCAATGTTTTTAGGACTTTATTTGGTGGCAACATTACAGATATCACAGCCGAGATTGCCTCAGCTAGTAGCATTGCAGAAACCTTTACTTATACGATCATTGCTTTAGGTTCATTGGCTAAATTGCCAAAGGTTATCTATGACGGCACATTGGCTAGAGATGATGATGGCGACCAGATGTTTGAATTGCTTGCTGATCTATTCCTAAACAATTGGAATGAAGTTCCAGCAGCTGAAACATGGGCAGGATATGACCCAACAGTTACTTGGGCAAATGCTGAAAACTTAGGACTTGGCGAAATTGATCGCCCTGGAGTTTATGAAATATCAAATCGAGGCGCAGATCCAGATACTGTTTACAACATTGCAAGCCTTATTGCTGATAGCGCATTTGGTGTTTTGTATGAGGACAACGAAGGTCGCATTGGATATGCCGATGCTTTACACAGACAGAATTATCTTGCCAATAATGGCTACACAGAGATTTCAGCAAACACAGCCTTTGGAGCAGGATTAAAGGTTTTGACTAGGGGTGCGGATGTTCGCAACGATGTATTCCTCAATTATGGCAACAATTTTGGTTCACAGGTAAGCGCAATTGATTTAGACAGTATTGAAGTATTTGGTTATCGAGGCGAAACAATTAACACAGTCTTGCACGATGCCACCGATGCTCAGTCTGTGGCTAATCGGTTTATATCTTTAAGATCTTATCCAAGAGCCTTATTCGACAGCATTACATTTCCATTGACCAACTCAGCCATTGACGATGCAGACCGAGATGCCTTGCTTGGCATTTTTGTGGGTCAGCCAATGCGAATAACAGACTTGCCTGTCCAGATAGCCCCAACCTTACAGTTTGAGGGTTATGTTGAAGGCTGGCGTTGGAGCACTAGATTCAACGAATTATTTTTAACCATAAATCTGAGCCCGATCGAGTTCTCCCAAGTTGCAGTTCAATGGGAACAAGTATCAGCCTCAGAGGCTTGGAACACTCTAAGTGGTACACTAACATGGGAAAATGCGATTGGAGCAGTAGCCTAATATGGCAAACACAACTAACTTTGGATGGGAAACACCAGACGACACAGATCTGGTTAAGGATGGCGCAGCTGCTATCCGCACACTTGGTCAGGCAATTGATACATCTTTGATGGATCTTGAAGGTGGCACAACCGATCAAGTATTAGCAAAAAATTCGAATGCAGATATGGATTTCAAATGGGTTACATCAGATGATGCGAATGCAATTCAAAATGCAATTGTTGATGCTAAGGGAGATATTGTTGCAGCATCCGCTAATGACACTCCGGCAAGACTTGCAGTCGGAACTGACAATCATAGATTAATTGCAGCAAGTGGTGAAACAACAGGTTTGAAATATGTTGCAGATACTCAGAATACAGTAGTTGATGCTGCTGGAGATTTACTTTATGGAACTGCTGCTGATACTTTAGGTAGATTAGCAATTGGAACAGCAGGACAAGTCCTAAAAGTCAATTCTGGCGCAACTGCTCCTGAATGGGGTGCTGCTGCTGGTGGTAGTTTTGTTGGAGTTTCCTTGTATAATTCAGCCGTACAAAGTGTAAGCAATGGAACAATAACCGCCATAACTTTTGATACTGAAAACTTTGATACAGATGGATTTCACTCAACATCATCAAATACGAGCCGAATAACAATTCCAAGCGGAAAAGGTGGAAAATACTCTGTAAGTTTTATTCAAAAATGGGCTACCAATGCAAGTGGAATTAGAATTATTTATTTTAGAAAAAATGGTTCAACATTATTTGATGGACTTGTAAATGGTGCATTAAACAACAATGACATTTTATCTCGTACTGTTGTTGTTGATTTAGTTGCAGGCGATTACATAGAAATGGGTGCTTACCAAGACACAGGCGGCTCATTAAACTTTGATCCCCGCAGTTTTGGTGGTTATGTATTTCAAGCAACTTATTTAGGAGCATAAAAAATGGACTTATTAACACAGATTACAGAGATTTATCCTGAATTAACAGTCTTGGATTTTAGACCAAGAGAAGGTTCAATTGAATTATGTGATGATGGTGATGGTGTGCAGTATATTTCAAAATGGGAATACACAAAGCCTATTCCAGAAGGCTTAAAACTAGGCAAGCCCTCAGCATAATCTTGAGGAATTGTGCCGATGAAACCCTACCTATCTAAAGCAGCTGTGCAATTACGGGAGCAGATCGATGATTCCTTCCCAGAGCGTAGCCGTAAATCTGATGGGTGGATTGGTGATGCTAGACATAGCACACGAAAGAGCGATCACAACCCAGACACAAATGGATGCGTGCGAGCAAT